CGAAGAGTTCGTACCTCATGTTACGGATCATTCGGATTCGTATTTGGCATTTACCGTTCCCCCTTTTCAGGGAGCGTATTTGCCCTTTACGTTTTACCGAATGTCTCGCGACGTTAAGTACGATGACTCTATATTCCATGCTGAAGTGAAGTATAACTATAGTTTTACTCCATTCCAACTCGAGCATGCTCGAGTGCTTAGCTTACTGGATGCTTTCGGGGTTAACCTTAACCCTGCAATCATCTGGAACGCTATTCCTTGGAGCTTTGTCGTCGACTGGGTCATTGGCGTAGGCCAATGGCTCAATAGCCGCAAAGTTCTCAACATGGAACCGAAGATAAACATACTAGATAGCCTCTGGTCCATCAAACGCGTCAGGACTGTAACCACTAGAATCCTCACGGAGTCTACTGGTTTTCCTGGTGTGCCTTCTCGGTTTCCAGAGGTCATGATGCCACAAGTCCGTGAAACGGCTTATCGCCGAGGAACGGGTATTGTGTCGTCTAGCTTGTTAGAAACAAGCGGGCTGAGTGCTAAAGAGTTCAGCCTGGGCGCCGCGCTAGTGATAGCACGACGTAGGCGTCCGTCTAGGTAATGATCAGCCCTTAACTACGTATATACGTAGATGATCATCGTGTGGGTCGATTACCCACATTCAAACCATGCTAAGTAATACACTAGTAACAAACGAGATCAAGAACAGTGGCGGTACGGAAGTTGAATTCTCCCGTATCTCTACTAGCGACCGGCAAACTGTGTTCGCTGCTGTCAGCGAAACACCATCTGCCCCCCACCGCCTGAGCATTGCGCATCAGGAGTCTGGGAACGGCCTTAAGAAGCGACGGCGGTCCGTCATCCGATTTGACAAAACTGTCATTTCGGGTGTGGATTCTGTCACTCCTGTGGTCGTATCAGCGTACGCAGTACTCGATCACCCTGTTGGTGCATCGACCTCGAACGCTGAGGCTGCCAATGTTGTCGCAGAGTTAATGTCGTTTATGGCCTCTCTTGGGGCCTCGACGACGATCCTCTATGACGGTACTGGCAACGGCGCCGCAACACTTCTGAGTGGAGGTCTTTAAGACTTCCGCCCCCTCAGTGTTGCTCTTCTTGTCTAGGACTCTCGTATGAGTGGCCTTATAGTCGTGAGACTAGAAGGGTTGTAATTGGAAGAACTCATGTTCTTCTGAGTTTTTGGGATCAACGGTTACGTACGAAACCGGTCGTCCGTCTTCACTTCGTGTGAGGACGTGTACGATCGAATTTGCGCAGTAACCACCGACCTCTGACTCAGGAAGTGTGAGTGAATCCAGTCCAACTTCCCACCTATCACGTGAGGCGACATAGTATCCTTTGAGGACCGACGGGTAGGACTTGCGGGAAACCGCAGGAACTTCCGCGTTAGGAATCGAAGGAAGAATGCCGCTGACTGTGCGGCGTGACTTATTGTTACGTTTCATAGTTGTTTTAGACGTCTCGTCTGTAATCACGGTGTATTGCTTGGCTTACAGGAGGATTTCCTTATGGAGTCCACTAAAAGCCTGTATGAGTTAGAACTCATCGCAGCACTGCTCCGTGACGTTCAGAACGCTCATGGATTGGTGTTCAACACTCGTGCCCTTAACTTGACCTTGTTCAAGATCGAGAAAAGGGTGCGTGCAGAAGGTATGGGTTTTCTTACGAAAACTCTGCCACGTCTGGGCAAGGCCTTTGATAAGGCTCTTGCTGGAAATACGCCGCTTAACGCTGTAGACATTGGCTTCAAGCCAATGGATAACAGTAACTTACCGAGGTTTCTCGGAGAGTTAATAAGTTGCGTGCTCCGACCAGACGGGGTACTACCCCTGCATCCGTGTGAAGAAACCGCCAGCAAAGGCTCTCTTACGAGAGTTGATATTGGCGGTATTGTCGCTGCAGTACGGCAAGTATGCTACTTATTTTATAAGTACAAACTACCATACTCTGATGAACAAGAACAGCAAGTCATCCAAAGGTTTGCGAAAACCGAGGATGATCTCGAAACCCTCAAGGACGGCTTCAAAGAACTTGAAGCTAGCCTTAAGTCTAGTACTTCCGCTCGTCGAATTCGCTATAAAGCGAATCCAACGAAAGTAGAAGTACTACGCGAAGCGAGAATATTGTTGAGTAACGTATTCTCGAACTTCGATCCGTTAGACGTCACTCCAAGGCATGGGCCTGGAGCTGTTGCTACAAAGCAACAACTCTGGGACAAATACCTGTGGACTAACATCTCGAGTCGAATCACAGACCACTACCCGTTAGACGCCTATTATATGGCCTCTATCGGTCATGTCTGTGATCGTTATGATGCTATACAGCACATAACTAGTGAGTCTCTTCCAGCCAAGGTTATCCTTGTACCGAAGGACTCTCGCGGCCCACGCCTTATCT